TTCCAGAGTAAGGTTGACAGAGTTAGACACCAGAGAATCATCACTCAACAATCTCTGACCAAAACCAAAACCCCAATAACTCTTTGGTGCGACACCAAGTTTGAAATGGAAGTAACTTTTCTTTTGTTCGTTTAAACGAGGATATACTGTTGCCCTGAGTATAGTTCTGCTCTCAGGTTCTACGTCAAATACACAAAACTTAGGGATCAACCCCTCCTTGTCACTGCCTGTTTTATACCCATATTTGGCTGTAACTCTGTACACAGCAAACATGTTCTCATACGGGGCAGTCCTTTGGTCAATACCCAACTTATCAACTTCCATCCTCCAGTTGTATGACAAGTTACCTGCTGGAGATAAACTGTCCTTGGAAGGCTCTCCCGTTTTTCCACTACCGGACTTATTAGTAGAATATTCACCCTTCAGAGTTGCTCTGGTTGCCAGAACATTATCAACATCTTTTTGTTTGTACCACCCAACATTCTCTGAAGCCATTAACCTGAGATCATTTTCAGTGAGGTACATTCTACGACCACGAAATCTTATGTCGCTGTCTTTAAAAACATTTGGAGGAACCAGATGATCTATCTTGTCTACCATAAATATCTGCAATCCGTTTTTTGTCAGAACATCTTCTTCTATCAATATTCTGGGCATGTCTTCATTTGAGGGGTCGGACAATCTCTCAAAAGCCTCTTCAAAATCCGCTCTGTTCAATATCTTGTCTTCCAACAGAATCAATTCATCCAATGACGCTATTGTTTTCAATTTGCGTTGAGGGATCTTCTCGTACATGTTATCAGCTTCAACTATCAGGGAACCATCCAACAGGAACTCAAACAATCCATCCAACCCGATAGCCCTTTGAACATCCAGATCTTCCATGAAAACAGTATGCAAGAACCATTCTGCTCTGTGTGTGAAATCCATTTCTTCTATGTTGGATGTTCTGTCATCAACGAGGAACAAAGGTCTTGGTGTATAAATACCCAACCTCATTCTGTCCATGCCTTCCAGCATCTTCTCACACAACAACCCGGACGAGAACTCCGCTGAACCGGAGAAGAATGGAAAGAACCTGTTTACCAACTTCAACAGATAGACTGCTCTATACTCTGCCCAAGCTGGAATCATCCTGTTCACGTTCTTAACACACTTCTCTAAATCTGCGATTAACCAATTCGCCACCTTCACCTTCTCATCGTCAGCTAGATCAAGAGGTGGAAAAATATCTTCAAACATGATATTTCCAAAATCTTGACCCAAGGGTTTATTCTCTTCAGGCATTGGTGCTGGAACTGCGGCAGGTTGTGGCATCGGCATGGGACTAGCAGGTATATTTATTCCACTCATATGATTCTCCTTTACATGAATTCACTTAAAATCTTCGATCTGTTATTAGATGATCTCATATTTTTTGACGGATTGGAAGACATAGTTGATGGGAGAGAACTGACAATCTTCTTATGAGCCGAGGAAGTGCGTTGGTATGTGGGCGTAGAAGCCAACACTTTCAACCCTATACTCATGGTCATAATCCTGTCATCATTGTGTCCGTCAACAGATAACAACCTACCGTTACTATCTATGAAAAACAACATTTCTTCAAGCAATTCCCTACAATGCAACAAGCACATATCATTCTTGAAGTCCTGACGAAGTTGCCCACAGGTGTCCTTCTTGTTGCCTACTGTTGTCTTCCAACCAAATTCCCTCTTGATCTTGTTGGCTCCAATGGACTCTCTGTGGAAAATGTTCCTATAACCCAACTCAGCCAAGTTCGCCTGAAGCAGACCACCGCACTTGTTGTTCATCTCAGGCACGATGGTTCCCTTGTTGTATATGGCGGCAATTCTGACAGCGTAGTTGGCGGTCATCTCTTCATCAAATGTTCCACCCCACTCAAGAACCTCTTCCTTCCGGTCAACATCTATGACACGGATTATGCTATTGTCACTGGTGTACTCACTTGTCTTTATTCCTTCCGCTACATCCACAACAACAATATATCTGTGATCTTTCACAGGGCTCCTGTACATAGTGGCTGAACCATCAACTCTTTTCAAAGATTCAGAAACAAGATAAGTTATATTTTTGTTATTCACGCTTATAACAACATTCTGAGGAACAACATTCCTGCCCTCCAGAACAGACAAGGCTTCCCTCATTCCCCGGGGACAACTCTGTGTCATCTTCATTATCACTTCAGGATATTTCTTCTCAACGAAATCCCATCCATTGTTTTTGTAATCTTGGAAGAACTCTATCTCATTGATACGATCCTGAATCTTTGTAACATCAAAGAAGTTGGAACCAGTTATTAAGAATGGTTCCCTGCTGTTCAATGGAAAGTCCTGAATGAATTGTTGTTCCGACCCCAACAGCTCTATTTGACTTCTTCTGAATTTTATATGTCCCGGCCTGAGCCCGTATGTGTCAGCTATGAACTGCTCTTGAGGGGTGTACTCGAACACTTCTTGAGGGTGAACTGGATACTCGCACTCAGGGTCATACTTCCATGACACGAATATAAATTCCCAATTTGATTTTCCTGATTCTGCTTGCTCACAGTCCTGAGAGAACTTGTTCAACCCAAATGCCGTAGATTCTTTGACGATGAAAACAAAACCTTTTCTTGGCATGGAGTTGAGCAGAGACGTTTCTGATGTGAGAGGATCTCTCCATTTTGCGTTTTCGCTTTGGTGACAAATTTGCAGGGTCCCACTAGTACCCGGGTTAGGGTTTTCTCCAGAATCATATTCGACAGATGCTCCATTGGATAGTTTCATTCCCTTCTTAGCTCCTCTCAACGGAACCTTGACAGGAGGATTGAGCAGATCTCTCTCATGGAACAACTCTATCATTGCCGATATGTTATCAGTATGAGAACTTAAATCAGCTATAGCAAAAGCTGACATGTTTTTTATAGTTCTCATGAACCAATAATCAAACCCTGCTATCAATGTGGAGATACCAGCCTTCCTGTGTTTCAGGATTATGGTTTGCACTCTCTCCCATTTTGAGGGGATAAGATGCTTACAAATCTTATCTGCTATCTGGAGCTGTATAGGATTTAGTTTGAATGGCATGATCTCGATGGAACCTGATTCCCCGTCAAGACCTGCTGATTGTATGTACCCATATTCTTCCATCCAATAGATAGGATGAATGGCACAAATCTTTTCTTCTCTCTCAACAGAAGTCCAACCCTTCGCCTCTTCAGACGCAAGCATATTTCTTACTTTGTCATCCAAGGCGCAAAGGTTGGGGTGGAGCTCCTTCGAAAATTCCTGCATCCAATCTCCTTATTTCATCAACAAGCCCCTCTGACTCGGACAAGGGGCAGGTCTTGATGTATTATTATACACCAGCAAATACAAAGAACCAAAACGACACCCGGGATACATCCTCAAATCCTGCCATAGAGAAGTATCATCCACATCCGTAAATATGACGTATGTGGTTTCAGTAAGACAATCACCTAAACACAACCTCCAGAATTGAAAAAGCTGGTCTGCCTGTTTGCCAACCCAAACAATACCAAATCTTTTCTTTTCTTCCAAGTATTTATCAGCAGATTTTTCGTTTAGTATCCAAGCCACATTTTCCGGCTTGTCCTCCAAAGCTCCAACTACCAATGAATACATGAGATCCACACTCTTACTGCCTTTGCTCATACGTCCCCTTTCATGTTTTTACAGACTTCTAACAGGGTCACTACAATAATAGAAGTATAGTGGTTTATCCCCCAAATACACTTCATTTTTTATCAATCTGGAGGATTGAAGCTCAACAGACCAACAATAATCCTCACTGATTGTTACATCCTTGAATTTTATTTGTTTAGATATTTCTGTCTTTATCGGGTTCAAATGATTGGGAGGTCTATAGTACAATCTCTTCGTCTCTGTCCAAGCATCACATAAGGTGGAGTGAATCATACAGCCATGAAAAACACCACTGAAATGGACATGACCAAAAAAACCAATACAGTCAAGATCTTCAGAAGACTTTATAGAACCTACGACATCTTTCACATAACTATCAGACACTAAATCATCATCATCAATAAAAGCACAAAACCTGCCCTCAGCTCTCTGAATAAGTCTGTTCCTTTTCTCACCTGTCGTAATTTCTCCTCTTGGAGTATCATCAAATATAACCTCAGTAGCTTCAGCAAGATCATCCTGTATTATCTGGTCAGTGACCAAGTGCATCAAATCAGAGAACTTTTCCTTTCGTTCAGGAAGTGTGCAAATCATTACAGTAAATAGTTTCACATTTCTCTTCGGCATACTAAACATCCTCCCTCATTGGGGTATTGAGAAAAAAACTTATCATAAGGAATCAACACAAAACCCATCTTATGTGCTATAACAGAAGCCGCTGACTGGTCATGTCTATGACCATTGACACGAGGATCGGTTGAAACTTGGTTATTCTCATTTGTCTTTGATCCGATAAAAGTAACACCATCTTTTGCATAATAAAACCACTGCTCAAAGAACTTAACACATTCAGTATTACGCATGTTAAACCCCATACATGTTGCGGCCAACTCTTCAATACCTAAGGCTTCTTCCCTACTGACACCTAATGTTTTAAGTGCCGCATCAGAGCACCAGTTACCTGTCATATGAGGCAGAGCCCTCTGAAACATATAACCACAAACCTCGATAAAACTAAACAATTCAATCAAGGGCTTAACAGCGTAAATAGAAGCATCAGCCCAAAGGATAAGATCGTAACCCATATCCTTTGCCTTATTTATGGCATGAACCTTGAAAGCAAACGGAACATCCTTGTGAGGGGGACTCCCGATCTGGGTGTGATCCGTCCACATAAAGACATCACCATCAAACTCTACCTTCGACAGAGAATCTTTTAACCTCCTCTGCCCCTGAGGATACTGTCTGGTATTATCTGTAAAATTTACTATGCACTTTCTCATAAAAAACAAACTTACAATATTTCTACTAACCCCTGTTCAACCAATTCACGAACATACGCTTGTTCTTTCTCCACCTCATGGAAATCTGTATGAGGAGGAGTGTCAGGTTCCCAGTAATGCTTCTTGCCTGTAAATCCATCAAAACCACAAATAGAAATCTTGCCGTACATCTGAGCAAAATATGTAATTGCGATCAGCC